AGTTGGTACAGGACAAGGGCGTAGGTATCAAGTATATGATTCAGATGGTAACTTAGTATCTGAAGGAAGAGGCCCCGGACCTAACTTACCCAATAGAGAAGAATATAACAGTAGTGATAATTCGGGTGGCGGCGCGGGTGACTCGCTCGGTGTCGATGTTTTAGATGACTTAGGAGAGATAGGAGGAGCCTTCACCGCAGAAGGTGCAAATGCATTATTAAGTGCAGACGTGCCATTTGTTCCAACCGAAAGATCATTAGAAGTATCTGGAACTAGAACAGGTATGCAACCCAGAAGCATATCAGCCACAATACCAAGTAATACATTAACACCAGTAGAGATGGAACAGGCTGTTGCAATTCAACAAGAAATAAGAACTTTGATTAATGAAACACCATTGATGCAGATGGATGACACTGAATATGCAAGAGTAAAGCAATTAGAATTATCATTAGAAGGAATAATAGATAATGCAACTACTGGTACTCGTGGTGAAATACGTGATGAGATAATTCAACGAGAGAAACGTTCTGAACTAGCAAGCGCACAAGAACAACTATCACAAGTAGAAAATGATTTAGATGGTTGGTATTTTACTGAACGTGGAAGAGAAGAAGATACAGCACAACGAGAACAACTAAAACAACAAGTGTTAATTTCTCAGACAGAGAATACACCATATGCGATACAAGAAGTTAAAACTATCGTAAATCCAGAAACAGGTGAACGTGAATCTGTTCCTGAGTATGTACCTACGTCTATAGATAAAAGACCAATAATTATTACTAAACCTGACCCACTACCTGATGTTTACATAGATAATAGAGATGGTACGATAACTGTAGAGGGCCCACCTGTACAAAATCCTACTGTGACAGATAGTGGTTTTGATGCGATAGACGCTACTAGCTTATCAGAAGACCAAAAACAAGAATACTTTGAGGCTCTAGAAAGCAATAACGGTATCAAAGTTAAACAATTTATCGACAGCCTACCTGCTGAACAACAGACTGAAATTTTACAGTTAGAACAAACACAAGAGTTAGTAAAACTACCGGGAAGTAGTGTTGACATGTCTAATCCTGCTTACGAAAACTTAACAGAAAATGAAGCAAAACAATTAGAAGCAGCCAATACCGTAATGCAGAATTTTGAAAATCAAATACCTTCTCTACCGAGAATAGAAAAATCATACACGTTTCCTGACGGTACTGTTGAAACTTGGACAGACCCAGACTGGCAACAATTGCAACCTGTTCCATATATAGATGCAGATGGTAATGTTCAAACATTTAATCCTATAGATTATTTCCCATCAGACGTAAACGATCCTACATATGCATTTTCGCCGACTGTACAGGGAAGAATGATGCAGGGATTAGCAGATAGTTTTCCTGCTTTAGAAGTAGGAAGCTATGGCAGCAAAGAAGAAACATCTTCGGGTAAACTTCTTACTGAAATTGCGGGAAATGGGTTTATTGTAGCAGAAGATAAAGAACAAGAGGATAACCAATAATGAGTATACCACCAAATGACAATAGTAATAGTCTGGCGCAATCTCTAAAGCGTGAAAGATTGCACTCTGAATCCCCTATTCATAGGAACTTACAGAGTGGTATATATCGTGCTATTACTACTGGACAACCTGATCCAGAAGGTAGAGGTAGACTAGCAGCATATGTTCCAAAGCTAGGCGGTGACCCAGATCATCCTATGTTTTTTCAGTATGCATCTCCCATGGGAGGTTCAAACTCCAGTGGTTCTTATGGTATGTTTTCTGTTCCACCTGATGCAGGTGTAACCATTCTTGTTTTCTTTGCAGAAAACGGTGAGTTAAGTGAAGGATATTGGTTTGCAGTAGCACAAGAGGTACCTAACGTTTTGGCTGGCGGTCCTTCTGGGCCAGCAAGAAATGATGGAACCGGCCAGGGCGAGGGCGCGTTTACAGATATCCCGTCTGCTGATACCGTTACCGGTAGTTTAGCAGAGCATCAAGGAGCTACATCAGGTGATGACAGCGGCGATGGTCTACGCGGAAGTACAGACTCAGCACGGGATAACAGTACAAATTGGACTACTGAGGAAATGCAGAATGTTGAAAGACTTCGTTCATTTAACGAAGAAATCGGCGGCGGCAGAGCATATGCATCTTTAACGCCTGGGGAAAGAGCATACGCTATTCATATGGGGTACATCACTGCGCCTAGTAATGATGATACGATAGACGATTCACGTGCGTCCCGTAATGCAGAGAATAATCCAACCAACCCTGACGCAACTGATCCAAGAGGAAACCAACTAGCTGCTCCAAACCACGACAGAAATGTTAATGTTGCAGGCCAGGGACTATATACTGATTCTGTCAGAGGACAATCTACTGCATCTCCTGTTCGAAATGCAAGTTATGAAACACCACAACACAGTTCAGTTCATGGTTGGAGAACACCGGGTTCAAATGCAATTACAATGGATGACGGTAACATTTCTCCAGATGGTGAAATTCATCCTAACCAAATTCGTATTCAAACGGGTTCAGGTGCAAGTGTAATATTAGATGGTACAAATGATTTAATTTATGTAGTTAATTCAACTGGTAGTGGTTGGGTAGAAATTGGAGCCAAAGGCGAAATCATGGCATATGCACAAGGCTCAATTTCCATGAGAGCAGAAAAAGATTTCAATATTCGTGCAGACCAAAACATAAACATGGAAGCTGGACAAAAGATTAATATCAAATCAGGTGACAACTTTGCAGTCAACAGCGGCAATCAAACTCATATTAAAAGCGAAGGTTCACAGTTCTACGACAGTGGCGGATCAAATCATACAAAAGTAAGAACAAATATGTATGTTTCTACAGGAAATGATTTACATCTTAATGGACCGCAAGCAGCGATGTCGCCGGGTTTATCGACAACTTCACATCCTGATATACAAGAAGGTTCGAGTACACAAGTAAATGAAAGTATTATGTCTACTATGCCATCGCATGAACCTATGATGAGAGCTAATCCGGGCGTCGGTGGTAGTTACCCTGGCGGCGAGACATCAGGTTCATCCGGTGGAACACAACCAGATAGTGGAAGCGCACAAGGTCAAGGCGAAGCAGCAGGACAAGATGGCCCACCGCCTGATCTGGAAGATGCAGAAGGATTAGCAACAATAACAAGTAGAGGTGGTGCGTCCACTCAAGTTGCAGCAGTATTCCAAAGAAACTTCCAAGGATTTATTGATGATTTAGAAGCAACTGGTTACGTAGTTAGAATGTTGGGTGGTTATTGTAATCGTAATGCGCGTGGTACGAGCCGACCATCATATCATGCTATGGGTGCAGCAATTGATGTTAACTGGGATGTCAACGGTTATGGTTCACGACCTAGAGGTTGGAATGGTCCTACAACTAGAGGATCTCAGTATGGTTGTGACTTACCATTAAATGTTTCTGAAATAGCTGCTAGACATGGTCTAGGTTGGGGAGGAAACTGGAGTTCTCCGTGGGATCCTATGCACTTCTCTGCAGGTTCTGGTGAACGTGGTGCATATCAGTTCCCTAGAAATTATAGAGTAGTTACGACAGCAGACATCACTGGTCAGCGTAGTGTAAGACAGTGGACAGGATAAGTTATGTTATACGATAAGAGAAAAGGTTCATTACTAAATTATATTCAATTACCATTAAATGTTATCACACCAAATGGTACATATTTAGGTACAGGATATGATGAAATAGGAAATCCAAAATACATCCTTTCACATATAAAAGTGAAATCATTTGATGTAACTGATTTAGTTTTCAGTGATTTAAGTAAACATGCTATAATGAATGATATAACACCGACACTACAGGTTAAACCTGGTGGTTTATTAGGTTACAGATACGAAATATCAGAAACAGAAATGAGATATGGTTATATAACGGCCGCATCTACAAGGATATCCATAGAGTCTGGAAAAATATCAAAACATCAATCAGAATTAATTTTAGAAAAGCAACTTAGATCGATTGGAAATGTATTAGAAAAATTCATTCATCAGCCACTTGGTCAGCCACAATTTGATGCATTATTACATCATTTTTATTACGAAGGTGCAGATTCGATTGAGAATTCTTATATTGTTAAACTTATAAACTTAGGTCGTTGGTACGATATCACTGATGAAATTCAGACTAACATAAAACGAAAAAATGGCAAAGTCGATGATCGACTTGCCATTATTAGAATTCGCACTGCTAAAATGTGGAGTTATGTTCCTGGCTTTAGTTAAGCAGGACGTTCTGACATTACTTTATCAGCAAGACCCCAAGCTACAGCATCCTCAGCACGTAAGAAAGTATCGAACTTCATTGTTTCGAATAGTTCATCGTATGTCTTACCTGCGCTATTGTGTTTCACATATAGTTCTGTAAGACGCTTGTTTAGTTCTTTAGCTTCTTGTAGATGACGAATGTTATCTTCCATTTCCATTTCTTGTACATGAACAGAACCACCTGTACCACGTGTTCCGCTTGATACACGGTGAATCATTGTACGAGAGTTAGGAAGAACATAACGCTTACCGGCTGCGCCTGCTTGTGCTAAGAGTGAACCCATTGATGCCGCTTGACCAATAACAGTTGTTGATACATCTGGTTTGATAAATTGCATAGTGTCATAGATAGCAAGACCTGATGTTACGGAACCACCCGGTGAATTAATATAGAAGTGAATATCTTTATCTGGATTTTCTGCTTCTAGAAAAAGCAACTGTGCGCAAAGTAAATCAGCTTGATAATCATTTACTTCACCTGTCAAAAAGATGACACGTTCTTTAAGCAACCGTGAAAAGATATCATAACTGCGTTCACCATTAGCAGTTTGGTCAACGACCATTGGTACTAGATTAGGCATTAAAAAGTCCTTGTGTTTGTATGTAGTTTCTGTTCTAGTCGAGCCTTCAGTTCATTAACTTCTTCTGTAAGTTCAGCAACACGTTTATATTGTGTATACAGTGTTTCGTTAAGTTCACGAATCTCTTTACGTAACATATCAGCTTCAGTTGTTGATGTCAAGGGCTTTGTTTCTTCCCACATGATCCAGTCACGTTTTTCTGCTTCTGATACGCCTGTCCAAGCAGGTGCTACCATCGTATCAAATTCTTCAAGTGTGATTGGGGTCATTGTATCATTGTATTCTATTTCATATGTCACGTCTAGGTCATTCCAATCAGGATGAATATCAAACGCATTCATAATGTCTTCTTCAATGATTACTTCTGGAGCAATGTCTTCAAAAAACATTTCCATTTGTTGTTCTTTAATTTTACCCATACCAGTCTCCTAAGTTAGGTTGTTTACTCATATAGTTATCATAGATTGTATCGAAGTTAGTATCTGACCATTCATCATAATTTTCTAGTAAAAATTTCCTCAGATATTCTTTGTCATAGATACACTCTAACTCTATCATTATATCACAATCTCGTTTAGAGTCAAGATAATTTTTTGCTTCGTTTCGATGATGTTCTAATTGGTGTATACCGTACTTATCAAAAAAGTTTATTGCAGAACGAAAATCAAAATATTGGTTCTTCATCAGTGAATTAATTGATTTGATTTTAGCACTTTTTTCAGATTTTGTACAAATATACAAAACTCTATCTATTTCTAACGATGATACAAAACTAAAAAATTCTACAGCCCTATCGTATCTATCATGGAACGCATAGTAGTCGTGTGATGTTATGTAATCTGTTCTCTTATTAAAGTTTTTGCTTTTTAACTTATTGCATTTGGTAACAAGAGAATTCAATTCGTCTGAACTTATTAATTCGAATATAGGTCTAGTATAGTCAAAGACATCACAGTTTATAATTTTACCTACATCGTTTATTTCATAGTTGCAGTTTGATATTAAAACTCTTAGAAAGTCACCACAGCTACCACCACGATATGTTATCAGTTCAGTCATAGTGTTCTCAAAATTGCAGGAGCAATAAAATCTCTTACCATCTCATCATTAATCTCATCTTTGAAATGTACGTGGTCACATAAGATAGATTTATTGTCATACTTGTCAACATAATAGTCGTGTGCGTTTGCAACGCCAAAGTCTACATCGTGTGGTATGTGTTTTCTAAAGTCAAAACTCTTTTGCCATGTAATTACTTTGATACCTAACATATCACATAGTTCTATCGTTTGTTTACAGTCAAGTATTCCCCAAAACTCAAATGCATTGAAACTGTATGCGATTTGCTCTTGTACATCTTTCCATGTAACAAACTCTTTTGCTGTGCAAAATTTTTTAAAATTTATTGGCTGTGTAATAGCTCTTACATAATCCCAAATAGATGAGCTATCACGGTATAACTCATCAGTTATGATTTCTAAATCATATTCTTGTGTTTTTACATTTAGCATTGAACGATTGTTAACAAGTTCTAATAATACTGCGTCTATATTATAATGTTTCTTTAGGTACACAATTTTATTCAGATAAAGTTCTGATCCTTTACCCGAACAAGCAGAGTTATAGAAATTGTGTTCTGGAAGATATTTTTCAAGCCAGTGTTCAAATGGTAATGCTAAGTCATTTTGATTTGTATCTGGGTTATGATGACATCCTACAGAAAAACTTGATCCCAATATACCTATATTCATGTCAGTATTTATATTCGTAGTTTATATACAGATAAATACTCTTAATCAAAAACTACAGAGAGAATGAAATGGCACTTAGATTTTCAGGTTTTAGTACTAAAAACAAAAAAGCGATTAATCACGTTTTAACAGGTAAAGACCTTGTGATTGAAGACTTAATGAACCATCTGATGACTCGCAAAGGCGAGCGTATTATGATGCCAACATTTGGTAGTATCATTCATGATTTGATTTTTGAACCGCTAACATCAGAAATTAAGGCTATGATTGAAGACGATATTAAAGCTATAGTTGCAGAAGACCCAAGAGTTGTTTTTGTAAACTTATCTTTAGAAGAAACAGAACATACAGTTAGTGCGTATTTGACAGTGAATATATTACCAGAGAATACTCCAGTAACATTAGAAATTGATTTAGAGCGAGAGTAAAGAATGAGCCAAGAACGAGTTGATAGCTTATTTGCAAGTGAGAGCTGGAATGCTGTTTATACAGCATTTACTGATATTAGCTTAAAGGCATATGACTTTGATACAATCAGAGAAGCCCTACTTACATATATCCAACAAACATACCCAGACAAGTATAATGACTTTATTGCAAGTTCAGAGTTCATTGCAATTCTCGACCTTGTAGCATATTTAGGTCACTCGTTGTCATATCGTCTTGATATGAACACACGTGAAAACTTTCTTGGGTTAGCGGAAAGAAAAGAAAGCATTTTACGAATTGCTAAGTCAATGGGGTATAATAAAACACGTCCTATCAATGGCCGCGGCTTCTTAAAAATTACAAGCATCAGAACAGATGAAAATGTATTTGACACAAATGGCGTGTCATTAGCAAACCGCACAATCAACTGGAATGATTCTAATGACCCAGACTGGTATGAGAATTTCATTACAGTAATCAATTCGTCATTAGATAAAAACACAAAAATACAAAACCCGAAAGCAACACTGAATATTTCAAATGTTGACCATAGCCTGTATGACATCAATGAAAATCCTAACAGTAAGTCAGTTGTTTATGGATTTAAATCAAACATCTCAGGCAAGAGTAGAAATATCGAAGCGGTACGTTCTGGATTTGATGACAATGTTGTAGTTGAACTGGCACCTGATAAATCTAAAAACTTTACTATTATTAACAGAAATGACAATCTAGGTCCTGCATCTGATAGAACAGGTTTCTTCGTTTTTGCGAAGTTGGGTAAACTAGTATCTAAGCCTTTTAACTACACGATAGATATTTCAAATCGTGTACAGACAATATCTGATAATAATATTTCTAATTCAGACGTATGGGTGCAGAAAACAGACACAAATGGTAAACTTCTTCGTAATGTAACAAAAGTAGATAACGATACACGCGAGACAGCAATATATAACTCACTGCGTAATGGTACTGGTGATATTGTTAGTGTTAATACAACAATAGATAATGGAATTGAATTGCATTATCCTGATGGTATCTTTGGTAATTCAGCATTTGGTAACTATCGTGTTTGGTATCGTATTTCTGATAATGAAAGTTACTCAGTTGATAGAAATTCTATCAATAATGCAACCATAACAATACCTTATATCGGCAGCGATGGTGTGCCGCATTCTCTTAACATTACGCTATCATCTACACGTGACTTTGGCGAAAACTACGAAGCAGAAAACTTTCTAAGTGTTCGTAGAATTGCACCACGTTCATATTACTCACAAGATAGAATGGTTAATGGACAAGACTATAATGTTCTTCCGCTGTCACTTGGTTCAAATGTAATTAAAAAAGTAAAAGCAGTTAATACAAACTTCTCGGGTAACTCACGATATTTTGAAATGGATGATGTAACAGGACATCATTCTAATGTTACAGTGAATTCAACAGACGGTTCTTTATATCTTGATGATGATAGAATTACGGCAAAACTTAGTTTTAATAGACAAAATGGTAATGTTGTTAACTTTATTAGAAATGAAATCTCTAAGGTTATAAAACATAACTCTTTGGCAAATCTTTACTATATTAATAACGTAGGTGAAAAAACTGTTGTTATTAATACTGATACTGATGAATTGTTCACAGAGATTAATATTAATATTGACCCAACTGATCCAAAAACTATTGAGATACAAACTATACCTACTGGTGAAAGTGGCGCTGACCCTCACCCATCTGAAATATTATATCCTGGTGATTTTATTAAAATAAAAACAGATAACAATGAATATTGGACTCGTATCTATGGTTCAGCTGGGTCTGGTGGTGGAATCAGTAACAATAGATATACTATCACTGATATTATTCCAGAAGAACAAAAAGGAACGAACGATTTATTTACAATAGTTGAGATAGTAAAAGGCTTTAGAACACGATTTGAAGATTTTGAAATATTAGAAATAAAAAACGGTGCGCTAGACGATAGTGATGTTTCTACATTTGAGATAAAATATGAATTTGATCCAGAACAAAGTAGATGGATCTGGAAACTACATGATGAAGAAGTCGATGATCCATTGGTGGATGGCGATGATATATTTGTAAGATTAAAATATAATCCAGGTATTAGAACATCAGAAGCGGAATATACTGCGGTATTTTATGGCAAGAAAGTAGTATTCGAGTCAGAAGGCGATGTTAAGTTTTTCTATAACAATACAAATAGAATTGTAGATGTAGAAACTAACTTAGCAAAGCAAGATAGAATTAAAATTGATTATTATAAACCTGGTGATAATAATCAAGATATTCTAGGTGGTGCAGAAAAAGACGATGTTGTAGTTCTAGGTTATAGTGACATTTACAATTACAGTCTTAATGGTACGGACGCAACATTCGAAATTAAATATAAAACATGGACTGGTGCTCCAAGAAATCTTGAATTTATACAGGACGAAACAAATGGTATGAGACAGCCTGAAGACGCAATGAACTTTGTTCTTGTTAATACGAACGGAGATGATATACCAGAAACAATATCCGGGCTAAATGATGCTATTCCTAAATCTGGATACGATACGCTGATAGGAAATTCTACTAATGACGAATATACATTACCAGTAACAATAGATATTTCTGATATTG